CCTTGCTCTGTATGAATGTGGATTCAAGAACGTAGTTTCTGTTCCCAATGGAGCAGGACTTGGGAAGATAAACTTCGACTACCTTGATAATTCAATAGATTCTTTCTCAGAAGATACTCAGTTCATCCTAGCAGTTGACAACGACCAAGCCGGACAGAACCTTCAGAACGAATTGGCAAGAAGATTAGGGTTTGAGAATTGCACCTACGTCCGATTTAAAGATTGCAAAGATGCTAACGACTGCCTAATCAAATACGGGATTCAGGGAGTTACTGAAGCAATGAATGCCGCTAAAGAATTCCCGATAGAGGGGGTATTCAATGCTAACGATATTGAGGAAGAAATCTACAGCTACTACAACAACGGTCTTCCAAAGGGGAGCGGAATTGGGATGGCAGAAATTGACATGTTTATCCGGTTCCAAGAAGGATATCTGACAACCATCACAGGAATACCAGGACACGGAAAGTCTGAATTCCTAGACTTTATTCTATGCAAGCTTAATGTCAGCCACGAGTGGAAGACTGCCCTTTACTCTCCAGAGAATCACCCGCTTGAATTACACTTCAGCAAGTTCGCTGAGAAGATAACGGGAAAGCCATTTGAAGGGATGAACAGAATGTCCCCTGCTGACCTAAGGCAGATGATTGATTATCATGCAAAGAATTTCTTTTTTATTAATCCTAAGGAGAATTTCACACTCGATAATATTTTAGATTCTGTCCGCTCATTGGTCCGTAAAAAAGGAATAAAAGCCTTTGTGATTGATGCATGGAACAAGTTAGATCATCAGTACACGACCTCCGAAACAAAGTACATATCAGAGCAGCTTGATAAAATTGTGATGTTCTGTGAAAGAAACAAGGTGCATTGCTTCTTGGTCGCTCATCCTACTAAGATTAGCAAGAACCGAGATACCGGACTTTATGAAGTACCTAATCTTTATAGCATCTCTGGCTCTGCTAACTTTTATAACAAGACCGCTAATGGCTTGACCGTTTACAGGAATTATGAATCTGGCCAGACTGAAGTTTATATTCAGAAGGTTAAGTTCAAGCATTGGGGGCAGACGGGATGCGTTCATTTGGGATGGGATAGCACTAATGGCAGATATTTTAAAGGTCATCCGAACTACGATAATTGGATTAACATGATACCTAACAGAATCCAAGAAAATACCGACTTTTTAAACTCAGCAACAGACATAATAACTAATTCACAACCTTTACCATTTTAAATAATATGACATTAGAAGAAATAAATAACCGGATAAAATTGGAATACGATTGCATGAAAAGCATTGCCATCGCAAAGAATATTAGTTATAACGGATCAATATTTAATTCCGATTGGACCATAAATGTAGAGGGAATTGACAGGCATAAGCAGGTAGAGATTGGCATAATAGCGCGGGCTAATGATAAGTTAAGCCGGATTAAGAAGGTAGGCCTTCAGGGGGCAAATGAAGATAACCTAACCGACCTGATTGGCTACCTAATGCTTTTAAAAATACATAGAAACAAACAATAATATAACTTGAAGTAGTAGTAAATTTGTAACATTAAAAACGATAAAAAAAATGGCAAAAGACAGCAGCAAGCAAAGACTTGCAAACCTTATTCAATGTTATGAGCAAACAGTAAAAGCTGCTCAATCTCTTTACGATGATGACGATTTAAAGCAATGGGCAATAGACCATTCTTTACTTTGTCAGGATAAAATAAAAGAGGTAAAGAAAAAGTTGAAAGACACTTTTTCGATTGATTATGATGATACAGGAGCTAAGAAGAAAGTGATTAAAGAAGGTAGTGAAGTTGAAGTGCTTGTTAATCACATGGATGGCATGAAGGGGGGCACAGCTACAATTAAAAGCTATTCGCTTCCTGCTAATATTTCAGACATAACCATGAAAGACGGCATGAAAATGAAAGACCATAAGTGGTTAACCAATGACGAGGTAAAACTTAAATAATTCACTAATAAAATCAAAAACAATGGGAAAAATGAAACCAGGTATGCCAATGCCTAAGCCGAAAAAGCCGAAAAAATAACAATGGCACAAACACTATTACAAAGCCCACCCATCGGCTTGCCGTGGGTGGGTAGTTTACTACCAGCTATCAAACAAGATGGAAGTTCCATTTAACCTAATCTCAGAGAATAGATTTCATGCAGAAACTTATTATAACGAAACCTATAAACAAAACTAATATGATACACAAAGGCGATTTAATAATCGAAAAAGGAAATAACACAGATTACTCCAAATTAACAGAAGTAACGGGTTATTTATCCATTAACTCAGATGCTAAGTTAGATAACCTAACATCAGTAGGTGGTGGTTTATACCAAAAAGCAACATGCTTTATTGTTCATACCAGCCGGTCCTGGTGGTAAAGCGGAGAGCTTGAAAAGGAAATTGTAGAAGAAATAATTGAGGTACTTGAAAAAGAGAACGTAAAAAAAGAAGAGAAAATGCTAACACCAATTCAAATTATTGTGAGGTCGTTTCTTTTACTTAACGACAATTCAAAAATTACCATTGCTAAAAATCTTCAGATCTTTGATCCGTCATTTAATGCGATGCGCCCTGTGGACAGGGACAAAGCTATTTTTAAACAAGTAAAAGAAAAGAAACTATTGCACGACCTATGGGAACAGGTAAATGCCGTTAATCCCTTTGAGAATGCTACTAACCCATTTTAAAATAAACCTATATGAGTAATTACACAGCGAAAGATAATTTTCCTGCCTGGTATAAAGCCACAAAACTAAGTGCTACACCTGAGCAGTTGAATGCAAGATTAGCGGCAATAGATGAGCTTGTTCACACAAACGAAATCCCTTTCTGGTTGGATATTATACGTATCAGTAATGGTCTTGCACCAGTATACAAGGTAACTTGTGATGATAACTACTGCGGTTGAGTTACTACCTATTTTAGAAAGCAATCACGCTTACGGAGTTGAGAAGTTCAAATCATTACTAACATTTTAAACAAACAAGACTAATATGTGGATAAAAACAAGTGAACAAAGGCCAGAAAGAAAGCCTAATGTAAAGTATTCAAACCCTAGAGTGCTTGTCTGGACTGAAGGAGAAATTAAGATACTCTGCTTTAATCATGAGCATGAATGTTGGGATGATGAATCAGGAGATGATTACTACTGCGATGTTGAAGATGTAGAATATTGGATGGAGCTTCCGGAGGAACCTAAAACAAGATGAAGCACCTCGGATTGTTTGAAGGAATAGGCGGCTTTTCTCTCGCTGCTCGCTGGATGGGTTGGGAAACTTTAGCATGGTGCGAATGGAACGAGTTTGGACAAAAAGTATTAAGACATCACTTTCCTGAAGCAGAAGGCTTTGGAGATATTAAAAAAACAGATTTTAGAAAATATGCAAACAGAATTGATATTATTACAGGAGGATTCCCCTGCCAACCATACTCAACTGCAGGAAAACGAAAAGGAAAAGAGGATGAGCGACACCTCTGGCCGGAGATGCTTAGAGCAATTCGGGAAGTTCAGCCGCGCTACATTGTGGGCGAGAACGTTCGCGGCCTCACTAATTGGAACGGGGGATTGGTATTCGATGAAGTGCAGGCTGACTTGGAAGCTGAAGGCTACGAAGTCCTCCCGTTTTTACTTCCAGCTTGTGCCGTCAACGCTCCGCACAGAAGGGATAGAATCTGGTTTGTTGCCCACAGTAAGCACAACCGATTGCAACAGTCCTTTTACAAGCGAGGAACAGAAAGCAAAGTACTTAAAGAGGAGGCATCAAGAGGGGAAGATGGCTCATCCAAGTTCATTCAATCAATTACGAGAACTAGCATACGACAGAATGCTACCGACACCAACAGCAATGGATTGCACAAATGCAACAGCGACAATGAAGTCAACGCAGGTGAAGGAAGAATCAATGCACTCAATGACTTTGACAAGGTTACTATGCACACCGACTTCAAGAGATTACAAGGGGGCGAGGAGTTCGGAAGCGTTAGAGAAATCGGGGAGAACGGAAACCAACAGCCTTCCAGATACATTCCACCAACCTGGGAAAACTTCCCAACTAAACCCCCTCTT